CGCCGCCCAGTATTTCCCGATGCACTCCGCGTGGATGCTCCCATTGGCTGGCGCAATTGCTGCGCATACTGCAGCAACACCGGACAAAGCCAGTGAGTAGCCGCCGATGCGAATGAATGACCTCGGCGGGGCCATGGATCAGGCCATGCGCGACAGGGTTGGCCCCGGCGTCATGGGGTTTTTGGTCGTTATCAGCCGCGTGATTTATCGCGGTGGCCGTCGAAAATGGCGTGTAACGCTGGCAGAGGCCACTATCGTTGCATTGGCCACCGGCAGCATGGGGCCAGTATTCCACATGCTGGGCATGCCTGCCGATTTGTGCTATCCCGCCGCCGTCTGGATTGGATTTATCGGCATCGACCGCGCCAGCATCGCAATCTGCAAACGATTGGGTATTGAGCCATGAGCGACGAAGAGATTATCCAGCCGCTGCCCCCACTGTACACCGGCCCACGCACAGGCCGATTTCTCGCCACACTCGATTGGCTGCCACAAAACTGGCGCGAGATTGTTCGCCAGTGCGGTGATAGCGGCCAGACGTTTGCCACCATGCGTATCCGGCTAGGCATTGGCCGGGCATCGTGGAATCGGTTGCTCAAAGAGTACGAAGAATTCGCAGAGATCGTTGACGACGCAAAAGAGCGGTCCGAACACTGGTGGTTCGAGCGCGGACGCGCCATGGCGATGGGCGCTGATGGCAATGCAACCGTCTGGATTTTTGCGATGAAAAATCAGTTTGGGTGGCGCGACCGTGCCGACCTCAACGTATCCGGCACAATCGGCGTCAACAAGGTGACCCGCAGAATCATCAAGGCCGGTGACCAGCAAACGCGAGTGTTAGACCAGCAAGGCAATCAGGTGCCTGACGATGACTCGGGAAATTGAGCTAGACATTCCAACACCCGAATGGGCCGAGCCATTTTTGAAGCCAGCCCGCTACAAAGGCGCGTCGGGTGGTCGAGGTTCTGGCAAGTCGCATTTTTTCGCTGAAATGCTGATTGAAGAACACGCGATGAATCCGAATCAGAAATCGGTTTGCATCCGTGAAGTTCAAAAATCGCTGCGTTTTTCGTCGTATGAGCTGCTCAAGCAAAAAATCACCGCGCTTGGCGTGCAAGATTTGTTTGACATCACGCTGACAGAAATCCGGTCAACACGTGGCACCGGAATCATTATTTTTCAGGGTATGCAAGATCACACGGCCGACTCTATCAAGTCGCTGGAGGGGTTCGACCGCGCATGGGTCGAAGAAGCTCAGTCACTATCTAATCGATCCCTTGAATTGTTGCGTCCAACGATTCGCAAAGACGAAGAGGATGGATTAACTGGTTCAGAAATCTGGTTTACATGGAATCCTGACCAGCCCGACGACCCCGTTGATTTGTTTTTTAACTCAGCGCCCAAGGATGGCCCTGACGCGGCTGATTTTATTCACGTACACGTCAACAGCGAGCAAAACCCGTTCCTGCCCAAAACATTGCGCAAAGAGCGCGAGTTCGACCGCAAATACAACCCGGACACATTTGCGCACGTGTGGGAAGGCGCGTACAACGAAAAATCCGACAGCCAGATTTTCTACGGCAAGTGGCGTGTTGATGAGTTCGAGCCGGGCAAAGACTGGGAAGGCCCGTATCACGGCCTAGATTTTGGTTTTTCGACAGACCCTACGGCCGCTGTCAAGTGCTGGATACACGACAACACGCTGTATATTGAGCGAGAAGCCGGACGCGCCGAACTGGAGTTGTCCGATACAGCCGCGTACATTGAGCAGCGCATTCCGGGGTTCTGCCGCCACCAAGTACGCGCCGATTGCGCCCGCCCAGAGTCGATTAGCTACCTGAAGCGGGTGGACACAGAAGGCAAGCGTCCGCATATCCCCCGCATTGTCCCCGTCAAAAAATGGGCGGGCAGCGTGGAAGATGGCATTGAGTTCATCCGCTCATTCAAGAAAGTCGTGATCCACGTCCGTTGCCGCGAGATGCAGAAAGAAGCGCGTTTGTATCAATACAAAATTGACAAACGCACGGGAGATGTGCTGACGGACATCATTGACAAACACAATCACTACTGGGATGCCGTTCGATACGCATTGGATGGTATGATCAAAGGCCGTGGCCCCATGAAAATCAGCAAATCCCTGTTGAGCAAAAGCAAATGACCAGCAAGAAACCCATGAAAGTCAATCGCCGTGCTCTTGAGCGTGCCCGCCAGCGTGCTGCACAGGCGGAACAGCCGCGCTTCCAGAAATACGACCCGCCGCCGGGTGTAGTGCCCGCCGCTGAGCGCACAAAGGCAATGGCGAGTGATTCCACGAATTACGAATATGTAAACGGCCAGTTCGTGGACCGCCAGCATTTTCAGGGGTATCCGTATCTGGCCAATCTGGCGCAACGGCCTGAATACCGCAAAATGGTGGAAACACTGGCGCGGGAAATGACGCGAGCATGGTGCAAATTGGTCTGTACAGGCGAAGGCAAAGACGAAAAGATCGCCGCGCTAACACAAGCCATGGCGGATTTCAAATTGCAAACCGTGTTTCGCCAAATGGCAGAAATGGACGGTTTTTTTGGTCGAGGCCAGTTGTACATTGATGTCACCACGCCACAAGGCGAACGCGCATTTGAATCCGACGATGAGTTGATGACCAAGCTGCTGTATGACCCGGCAAAAATCCAAAAAGGCGCGTTACAGGCTTTCGTGCCGGTTGAACCGGTGTGGACGTATCCGGGCGTGTACAACAGCGTCAACCCACTGGCCCCGGATTTCTACCGCCCGCGCTGGTGGTACGTCATGGGTAAAACGGTCGATCGCTCACGCCTGATGACATTTGTCAGTCGGCACGTCCCTGATCTGCTCAAGCCGTCCTACAATTTTGGCGGCCTGAGCTTGACCCAGATGGCCGAACCCTACGTCAACAACTGGTTGCGCACCCGAGACAGTGTGGGCGACATGCTGCACAGTTTTAGCATCTCCGGCATCAAAACTAACCTATCATCAACACTGTCAGGCGGTGGCGATGACGAATCGACAGGCGAGGCCGAGATATTCAATCGAGCCGACCTGTTCAACCTGACCCGCGACAATCGCGGTTTGTTCATTCTGGACAAGGAGTCCGAAGAGTTTTTCCAGTACAACACGCCGTTATCTGGCTTGAGCGATTTACAAGCGCAATCTCAAGAGCAAATGGCCAGTGTATCAAGCATCCCGTTGGTATTTTTGCTAGGGATTACGCCGCAAGGATTGAACGCATCCAGCGAAGGCGAGATTTTGGTGTTTGAAACCACGGTGCACAGCCTTCAAGAATTGCTATTCAGCGACCACCTGAAAACCGCGCTAAACATCATCCAGTTGCACTTGTTTGGAGAAATTGACCCAGAAATCAGCTTCCAGTGGATGCCGCTGCGTGAAATGACCGAAAAGGACCTTGCTGACGTTCGCAAGGCTGAGGCTGAGGCAGATGCAATCCTGATCAGCAACGGCGTCATCATGCCAGAAGAATCGCGTCGTCGTCTGGCGTCGGATGCTTCCAGCGCATACCATGGCCTTGATACCAGTATTGAGCCTAACGACGATGCCGATTAAATCCTGTCGATTACCTGGTGGCGGCACTGGCTACCAGTGGGGTGAGCACGGACACTGCTACCCCACACGTGCCCAAGCCGAACGCCAAGCCGCTGCGGTCCACGCATCCGGCTGGCGTGGCGATGCTCAATTAGGCGTGCGTACATTACGACCCGTGCGACCCAATGCGGGCCTGCAAGCTGAGTATCGTCGCCGCCTGCTGGCACTGGTCGATGAGATGAACGAAAGCATTACGTACTGGGTCAAGTCGCAATATCGCCAACATGAATCCGCTATTGTTGGTGACGCGAACCCGGTGGCGGCCCTGACAAAAACGCTGAAAGAATTGGGCGAACGCTGGGTCAAGAAACTGACAGACGGTGCCAAAAAACTAGCCGCTTGGCACGCCAAAAAATCGCGCACAGTCACCGACATTTCGTTAAAAAATACCCTGTCCGACATTGGGTTTTCAGTCGATTTCCACATGACGCCAGAAATGCAAACCGCGTATGACGCCGTGATTGCGGAACAGGTAGGGCTGATCAAATCAATCGCTCAGCAAAACCTGACGCAAGTTGAAACGCTGGTGATGCAGTCGGTACAAGCAGGCCGCGACCTATCAACGCTAGCGCCTGAACTGGAAAAGCGGTTTGGCATCACTCGCCGCCGCGCTGAACTGATTGCCCGCGACCAAAACAACAAGGCGACCGCGACACTGACGCGAGTACGACAGAAAGAATTGGGCATCAAGCAAGCTATCTGGCTACATAGCCATGGCGGCAAAACACCTCGGCCATCGCATGTAAAAGCTGATGGAAGCGTGTATGATATAGACAAAGGCATGTATCTTGACGGAAAATGGACGTGGCCGGGTGTTGAAATCAACTGCCGGTGTGTGTCGCGGTCAGTGATACCGGGCCTTGAAGACCTGATGGGGAAGTGACGTATGCCGAAAAAAGCCGATCTGCTGGCATTTGACCGTGGCACTGTGCGACGGATCAGTGTTGACGGCTATCTGCACGTTGAGATCACCCCGATCAGCAAGGCCGTGGTCAATCCCTATCTGGGCAATGAGATCCCCGGTTTTGAAGAGTTGGGGCTGGATGCCGGAAAAATCTATTACCTGCTGCGCGACCCCGAAGAGCTGAGCAAAGCCGCCAGCACGTTCAACAATCTGCCATTGCTGCTGGCGCACAAGCCTGTACTGGCGACCAACCCGCCGAAAGACCTGATTGTGGGCAGCACGGGCACCGATGCCAAATTCACCGCGCCTTACCTTACCAACAGTCTGGTAGTCTGGGACGCAGCCGCGATTGCAGGCATCGAAAGCGACGAACAGAAAGAATTATCCTGCTCTTATCGTTACAAGCCGGACATGACACCGGGTACGTATGAGGGCGTGGCCTACGATGGCCGGATGACAAACATCATCGGAAACCACGTGGCGCTGGTGGAAATCGGGCGTGCGGGTCATGATGTGGTGGTAAATGACGCTAACCCATTCGTGTCTCTGGAGAAATTCGACATGAAGAAAACCTCCCGCGCTGCTATTGCAGCCAAAGCTGGCATCGGGGCGTACCTGCTGCCGCATTTGGCAGCCGACGCAGCGATTGACCTGGCCAAACTGATTGGCCTCCCCAAGAAAGCCACCGCCGCCGCCGATGCTACCCGTATCGCTCAATCGGTGATGGCTGGTGTCACCGGCAAACTGGCGGCTGATGCCAAGATTGACGACAAGCATCTGGCTCGTATCGTCCGTCTGGCGCTGGACAGCGAATCCGATGCTGACATGCCTGCCGACCCGGCTGAAGATGAAGATCAGAAGCGCGAAGGCGAGTCTGACGAAGAATACGAAGCCCGCATGAAGGCTAAGCGCGAAGGTGGCAGTTCCGCCAGCAATGCCAATGACAGCAACCCGGCTGGCATCGACAAAGCCGCCATGGATGCTGCTATTGTGGCCGCTGCACGCGACGCCGAACAACGGACCATTGCCCGCATGACCGCCATTCGCGTGGCTGAAGAAGAAGTGCGTCCGCTGCTGGGTGCTATTGCTGCTCAAGATTCTGCCGATGCGGTGTACAAGCTGGCACTGGATCACCTGAAAGTCGATCTGACAGGTGTGCCGAAAGAGGCTTATCGCGCCATGGCCAAACTGGCGATGACGAAGAGCCAGCCGACCAACCAGCGCATCAATTTGGCGAACGATTCCGGCTCTGATTCGGTTGCGTTTGCCAAAGCGTTCAACCTGAAAAAGTAACAAGGGGCGACTACAATGAGTTTCCAAAGTGTGGTGAATCAATATCCGGCCCCAGCCGTTGCAGGTGACTTTGCATCGGCCAATCCGCGTGCCTCAGTGCTGGCGGGCGAAGGGGCTTTTCTGGCTGGCGTCGGTGGCGTGACTGTTGGTCGTTTTGCGTGGACTGACACGGCGGCTACCAATTCGATCGCCGTCAGCAATGGCACGTCCGGTGTGCTGCCGCGTGGTTTTGTGGCTCGTGACATGCAGGCCATGATTGTGGGGCTGACCAACGAAGCCACGATGAACATTTGTCAAGGCCTGAACGTGACTCTGTTCAATCTGGGCGACTTCTGGGCCAAGACCAACACCGTGGCCACGGTTGGCCAGAAGGTGTACGCCAATTACGCAGACGGCAGCATTAGCACGGGCGCCACGGGTTCGCCTCCGGTGGCAGCTTCCGTAACGGCTGACACTGGCGCAGTCGTAACTGGCAGCATTTCCGGTACTGTGCTGACTGTTTCTGCGGTTGCTTCTGGCCACCTCAGCGTGGGCGATGTGATTTCCGGTTCCGGCATTTCTGTTGGCACCACCATCACCTCGCTGGGCAGTGGCACTGGTGGCACTGGCACGTACAACGTCAGTATCAGCCAAACCGCGTCCAGCACCACCGTGACGGCTGTAGGCACCACCATGACCGTGACGGCTGTAGGCTCCGGCTCCCTATCGGCTGGTGAGCCGATTAGCGGTACAGGCGTAACGGCTGGCACGTACATTGTGGCCCAGTTGACCGGCACGGCTGGCGGCGCTGGCACCTATCAACTGTCTACGGCTCAGCGCTTTACCAGCGCGACGGTGACGGCACTGGGTGGCATCGAAACCAATTGGTACGTTGGCAGCGCAGGTGCTGTCGGCGAATTGATCAAAATCACGACTACGATCGGGGGTTAAACCATGTTACTGACCCACAATGGCCAAACGTTTGACAGCAGTATTTTGGCCGCCAAATATGGCATCGTCATCCCCCATCTGGAAGGCCTGCTCCCTGAGCGTGCGCGAGAATCGGATGGTTATGGTTGGGCGCAAGACTCTCAGCCATCGCTGGTGACCACTAGCAATGCCGGTATCCCGTCCTATCTGGCAAACTACCTCGACCCGAAGATCATCGAAGTGCTGGTCGCTCCGATGAAAGCGGCTGAAATCACGGGTGAGCACAAGGTCGGTGACTGGACCACCAACACCGCGCAATTCCCGGTGGTGGAAAGCACGGGTGAAACCAGTGGTTACGGCGACTTCAATGAAAACGGTTCGGTGAACATGAACGCCAACTGGCCTTCCCGCCAGTCGTTTATGTACCAGACGTTTACCCAGTGGGGTGAGCGCGAACTGGATATGATGGGCTTGGGCCGTATTGATTACGCCGCACGCCTGAACATCGCCAGTGCCCTGACGCTGAACAAGTTTCAGAACAAGAGTTACTTCTTCGGCATCGCCAACATTGCCAACTATGGCCTGCTGAACGATCCGAACCTGCCTGCTCCGATCAGTCCTGCCGCCGGTGTGTGGTCTGGTCTGGATGGCCAAGGCGTGTTCAACGACATCCAGCGCCTGTACAAGCAACTGGTGAGCCAAGGTCGTGGCTACGTGACCCGTGAAACCGCCATGACGCTGGCCCTGTCGCCAGAAATGGAAGCCAACTTCACGAAGACCAACACGTTCAACGTCAACGTGTCGGATCAGATCAAGAAGAACTTCCCGAACATGCGCGTGGTGACGGCTGTTGAATACAACACCGGCTCGGGCCAACTGGCGCAACTGATCGCTGACGACATCGAAGGTCAAAAGACCGCCGAATGCTGCTTCAACGAGAAGATGCGCGCGCACAACATCGAAGTTCGCACTTCGTCGTACCGCCAAAAGAAGTCCGGCGGCACGTGGGGTGCTATCATTTACCGCCCGTTCCTGATCGCGGGCCTGCTGGGAGTGTAAGCCGTGGAAAAACTTGTCGTGGGGTGCAAGTTGCCGAGTGGCATTATCTTGGAAGTGGACGATGTTCGTGTAGTCATTGCCGGGGCTAACTCCTCGGCAGTGGTGCATGGATTTGGCATTACGGAAAATGTGCCGAAAGAGTTCTGGGACGAATTCACGCGCCGCAACCCGGATTTTGCTCCGATCAAAAATGGTCAGTTGTTCATTCAGGCAACCAGCCGCGACGCGAAAGCGAACGCGCGTGATGCTGAGAAGCTGGAAACTGGCTTTGAGCCGCTGGCTCAAGACAAGGCAGTACCCGGTATTACCAAGATGAAGGACGATTAACATGGGCGTGGTAGTATTCAACGCGACAACCTTCAAGGCCCGCTATCCCGAGTTTTCGACGATTGCGGATTTGACCTTGCAGGCTTATTTCGATGAATCTACCTTGTTCCTGAGTAATGCCAACGCTTCACCCGTGCGCGATTTAAAACGTCGCGCATTTCTCTTAAATATGCTGACTGCCCATATTGCTGCACTGAACTCGGGGGTGAATGGTGTTCCTGCTGCGCCATTGGTGGGCAGAATCAATCAGGCTACTGAAGGCAGTGTGACCGTATCTGCGGATATGGGGCCAGTGACTAACAGCCAAGCATGGTATCTGCAAACGAAGTATGGTGCTGAGTATTGGCAAGCCACAGCTATTTTCCGCACATTCCGCTATCGTCCGGGCATATCTCGTCCTGCGGGGATGCTGCCATGGCGATGACTGGCGGGAAAGGCGTCAGTGATTTTTTATCTGGGATAGCTAATCGCTTAAAATCATCATTTAGTGGCCCGCAAAAGGTCAAAGTCGGCTTTCTGTCAAACGCCAAATATCCTGATGGTACTCCTGTCGCTTACATTGCGGCATTGAATGAATACGGTACATCTCGGATACCCTCGCGTCCTTTTTTCCGTGGGATGATCAGTGCTAAATCGCCAGAATGGGGGCCGACACTGGGGCGAATCCTGAAGGCCAACAATTACAATGCTGAGCTTAGCCTGTCGTTGATGGGCGAATACGTGAAAGGCCAGCTTCAGAAATCAATCCGCGACCTGAAGACGCCAGTCAACGCGCCATCCACTGTCCAAAAGAAGGGCTTTGATGACCCGCTAATCGACACGGGCCACATGATCAACAGCGTGGATTATGAGGTGATGAAATGAATCTGCACGCCATTGCCTCTGCCGCGATTAGCGCCATCAACCCCATGATTCCAGCGACGATCACTCGTAGCACCGGATACACCGTGGCAGCAGACGGAAAGCGCACGCCGACTACGCAAGTGCTGACAGGTATCTCTGTGCAGTTTCAGAATCTGAACGCTCAGCAACTCAAGCAATTTGAATACCTGAACCTGCAATCAGATGCTGGTGTTGTGTACGTAACCGGCTCATTTGATGGCGTGGTGCGTACCGACAAGAAAGGCGGCGACATTTTTACGTTCAACGGCAAAAACTGGCTGGCTGTGCAGGTGCTGGAGCAATGGCCGGAATGGTGTAATGTACTGGTCTGCCTGCAGCAAGGATAACCACCATGTACACCCCTAGCATTGATAACGTCCAGATTTTTACCGCTCTGCGGTCGTGGCTACTGTCAATCCTACCCGCCAATACGGAAGTGGTTCAGGGCTTGGATAATCGCGTGCCGACTCCATTGGATTCGTTCGTGCTAATGACGCCAATCACCCGCGAACGACTGGCGACCAACACAGACAGCCTTTATGCCGTGACGGGTGGAGTCAATCAGTCGGTACTGAGTCCATGGAAGCATGGCATCCAGATTGATTGTTTTGGCCCCCAGTCTGATGAATGGATGCAGGCCATTGTGACGTTGTGGCGCGACGATTTTGCTGTGTCTCAGTTTCCGGCAGGCATAACACCGCTTTATGCAGATGACCCGCATCAACTGGTTTTTGTTGATGACCAGATGCAGTATGATAGACGCTGGATGGCAATGCTGTATTTGT